AACGGTTAAAAGAGCCGTTGCTATCGGTGATATCGAAAATTGTATTATCCCCGAAGTTGGATTTGTAATAACCCCATTTACATTGATAACCGATACCGTTTCAACCTCGTCATACACCTTTAATTGTGCGGTATATCCCGTTAGGTCAACTGGCATGTCTGTAATACATGATTGAAAGCACTGGACAGTCACCAAGAATGTTGCCCCTGTATGGCAACCGAGATCCTCACAATCACTTGATACAAAGTCAAGTTTACTCATAAAAACCCCTTAAAATGTTTCCCAGTTTGTACCGTTGCAAACAACACGACAAACACCGTATTGATTAAGCCAAATCGCTGCCCCACCGTCGATGGTTGAGCCTCCGCTTACACTAACTCCTAATTGGGATAAGAAAGTATTGCTGAGATATTTTACAATTACTTGTCTTCCAGTTAATACCGCACTTGGAGCCGGGAGAATAACACCATCGTTGGTTGATGTAGCTTGAACAGTAACACGCAAATACCAATCAGCGTTAAGCACTGTGTAGTCAAGAGATGTAACTGTGGTCACCTTGCGAGAATGGAAGTTGAGCCATTTCGTGTTGTCTGTCAAAGCAACATTGGTATTGGTATCACTTTTAGACATGTACAAGGTATTCAAATCATCGCTTACAATTGAACCGATGTAATACGCAGGCGTAGCACTCCAGTAAGGGACACCATTTTGAAAAATATATGCTAGCTGTCTTGTTACCACGTTAAATACAGCATTCAAATCTTGAATTGCGGGAGCATAGTTATTGATAACCGCTTCGGACCATCCCGAACCCCATGCAGCTAAACTTTGGATCGTATCGGGATCGCTTGAATAAGCTGGGGAAGCTGCTTTTAATGATCCAAATGTTGCTACCACGTTCGTAGGCGGAACATCTCCCGCGAAGATTTTTTGATGTTTTCTTGTAATTTTAGCCATGAATAAATCCTTTAAATTATAACTTCCCAATTTGTCCCATTAGAAATAAATGTCATGCTTCCGTACTGTGTAATTATCTTTTCATCTACTCCATCCATTAAACCACCACCTAATGTGTAAATATAAACACCATATTGATTTAATGATTTTATTGTTATAACCCGACCTATATTTGTAGTAGCCGCAGCTGGTAAATATACTGTTATGGCAAAAGTTGAATTAACTCCATTCATGTCGATTACAAAATCATCATAGGCAGTAAATTCTTGAATTTCAGTTGAATATCTCACCTTGGCAGATTTAAAAAGCATCCACTTCGCTTCAATTGATAAAGCATTATTGATGTTATCATCAGCAACTGAAACAAATAAAGCATTGGTCCCATTGTTTACTATCGAACCGATATAATACGTGGCACTGGCATTCCATTCCGGTATTCCAGTTTGCATGAGATACGATAATTGTCTTGTAAATAAATTGCACAGCCCGTCAATATCTTGAATTGCCGGTGGAGCATTGTTTATCAGTGCTGAGCTCAAACCAGCGCCGTATGCTGTGAGGCTTTGGATTGTGTCGGGATCATCTGAGTAGGATGCTGATCCGGCGGCGTATGATCCAAAGACACCCAGCTTGTTTGCTGGTGTCACATCACAAAATATTTTTTGATGCTTTCTGTCTAATTTTGCCATTTTATGAAATCCTATCTAAATAATCTAACATTGTTGCATCCACCCATCCTGAATATGAGCTTAACCCAATTGTTGACCAGCTTGTGCTCTCATAAGCTGTCAAGCCCCATAGATCGGTAATGATGTCTAATGAAAAAAGGCCCGATATCAATACAGCCATAGGCTTTGGTAGTAGATTTTGATCTAATGCAATACCCATAATCCTCGATACTTCGGTTGTTACAAAGTATGATATCGTCATATCAAATTGATCGAATACAACTACACTATCGCCAAACACCTCATGTAATATTGCATTAATCTCATAAAGACAATTTTGAGACATATTTGAGAGCAGTTTTAATTTCAATAAAATCCTGTATTCAAAATCTACTAAAGTGGTGGTCGAGTATGACCTTTCGATATACTCATACATGCTGACATTAGCATTCAATGTGGAGCTAAGATAACTTGTCAATCCATATGGCACAGGAACAGTCGTCACATATTCATCCAATGTGAAATAGTCCCGAGCAATGGCAGTATTTATGGTTCGGTCGAATCCAATGTACTCCCCAAGAATATCAAGTTGAGGCCCAACGGCTGTATCAATATCGAATGCCTTGTTTATTTCAATCGGCAATAAATCTACTATCGCTTGAGAGCAAAGCAATCCAATAGTTGATCGCGCATTGGGAGCGTTTATATATTGGTAAAGCAATAAATCTTTATAATATTCAATTGTAGTTTCTACATCAGTCGTCATAATTTATACCGCTGTTATTGTTATTTTTGCCGTTGAAATAATCCATCTCCCATCAATGGTAGGTGGAGCTAAATAAGGATCGGCTGCAAGCCCAGTCAAACCAATACCGCCTGCTGTTATAACCGCATAAGGATCAGACAACTTTACTTGGGAGCAAATTTCAGAATAATCGGCTACTTCATTTATGTCATAAAGGATATTGTCGTAAATCTCGCTTTTAATAAATGTTTGATCGATTGAATGGCTTGCTAACTTACTCGCAATAGTCAGCTTGATATATAAATCATAGTATGTTGCGGTTGAGAATTTAATTGGTATATCAAAACCATTTAATTGTGTGATGTTGATCGTTTTCGCTGTCCCTGTGGCTCCGGTTGATCCGGTGCCATAGTACATACCACAACCGAGATTGCGCCTCTCATAGATCGTTTGGGCAATGCCGGTCAACCCTGTTACTCCAGTATCTCCGGCTCTATCAACCACCGCCCAAATCGAGTGTGCTGGTATGCCATACGCATCTGTTGTTGCGGTATTGTTTTCAAACACCTTGGCATAAATCACGCTTTCGATTGCAAGCAAGGCACCCATGAGCCCGTCTAAATAGCCCGATGAAGGGTTAGAGACTGATACCGATCTACGATACCTCAAAGCTGCGTCAGTCTCCTCATCAACTCCAGCAACCGTTGCACCACCCGCATTCGCTACCGATGTAACTCCAGCCGTTACTGTGTCGATAATGCTAATAGATCCCGTTGATATATCGATCACCCCTGCAACCGCTGCCGTGAAGTGAAGCGAATTAGCTCCAATTCCAGTTGTGACTGATGTGGTCAAATAAAACTTGTTTCCAGCTGCATCCGCTACGGTAAAAGGTGTACCGCTTCCAGCTGACAAACCAATAAGGCTTACCGCTGCGGTAGTCGTCACAACCACGTATACCGTGGCTATTGTGGAGCCCTTTCTGATGATCCCATTGATAGCGCATCTTTGGTCGAGCACTACCCCTGCCGCTGCACTTGGCGAGAATGAACTATAAACGCTGCTTATCACATCAAGGATATCAATCTTTGCCTGAGCAAAAAGGTTTATCATCTGGCCATCGGGTGAATTGGCATCAACATTAATATCATTGCCATAGATTCCTTTAAAGCCATCCTCTAATTCAGTGACGATATCAGCCAAAACTTGCAAGTGAAGCCCGGTTAAATCTACATAATTTGATGTCATATTATCACCGTACCCTGTACATTATTTGAATATAAAGTTTCAATCTGGTATTTAATCTCAAATATCCTAGTTGTTTCGTAAGAATATTCTAAAGCAGTTATGCGAATAACACCATATAGATTTGCGATAGCTCCCTTTATTGCGAGGACTACCGCATCTTTGTTTTTGAAGTTTATGATGTCAAACCATGGCTGGCCTATTGTTGGTTCAAAAAAGCACTCCGATAAAAATGTTCTCAGTGTTGTTTCGATGTTTAGAATGATTGCATCGTTCAATCTGGCATAAGAGGCTTTACCACAACCGAACCGCCAATCCCCATCAGATGTCAGTGATCGAAATATCATATTGCACCCTCGTCTAATAATGTTGCTAATTGAGCCTTCAAAGCTGTAAAGACAGCGATGTTTACAGGGACCGTTGATGTCACACCACCAGTTACAACAGTTATCGCGCTTATGGCATCAATCAAAGCACTAAGCACTGTTTTTAAATCCGTTGCTGTGTTCTTAATTGAAACCTTTTTTGAACCACCATTGACGCATACACTATTCAACGGCGTTACCTTTGGCGAGCTAATGGGATTCAATCCAACCAATACGATTCCATCTGCAATGCTATGGGATCGGTTGTTGGCGTGTGTTGTAACTGCTCCGGTCAAATACCAGTTGTCAATATTTCGGTCATTAAAAAGCACAAGGCAGTTATCACCAACGGCTATCGGACATGACACGAATGATGTCCCGCCACTGAGGGTAAATACCGGGCAATCATCAAGGATGGGGTATTCAATAATTGCATCGTTTGGCATTTTTATTTGAAAGTTGATTTTCACCTTGGCCGTGTTTGTTGCTGGCTTGTATTCTTGGATAGTGCCAATTTGCACGCAATTGATTGCAAGCATGGTTTGCCGCTTCATTTGATCCAAAAGAGTTTTGAGCTCTGGTTGTGTCGATGGTCCTATGAATTGTTGTGTCATGGTGTGGATACTCCCGCTCTATATTCCCATGTTGCGATATCCACAACAACAGTCATGCCCTTTTGTTGCATCATTGTTAAGACGGTTCTACAATCCCCGCCTACTGCGCCCGATATGGTTCCGCGATGAATTATCCCGGTTACTTGATATACCCCACTAAAACCGTTCTCAGTAACGGATTGCAATTCAATTAATTGCATCGGTCTTATCCTTGATTCAAATATCATTTCAACTTCGACGGTTAAATCTGCCCTTTTCGGTGTCCCTAATAAACCGTTCTCATAATTTATAAGCCGGATTTCTGAATCTACTACCTCACCATCTCCGAGAACGTAAAGAGATCCCTCATCAACATAGGATTTGCCGTTTGACATCTCATTGAACACATCTTGCGGTGATCCAAGTATTGCTGTGTATCGCTTTGCTGCTTCGGTGAATGAATTACCAACGGTTACTTTATCAACACCATCTAATTGACCGGCCATCTTTTTAATAGCGTTCTTTTGTGTCTCACCCGCATTGATATTACCAGACATCATTTGCGTAGCGAAGGAAGGCATCCCATCATAAGCCTCAATTACTGTGCGATAGTCCGAGCCTTGTCTTACCGAGTATGCGCGTCTTATAGTGCCATTAAAGCACCTTGGGATCAACTCGGTTTGGCTCTCAGCATAACCAGCAAAAAACTGGATAGACCTTCTGTTAGCCTCTAAATTATAGTCCTGTGAATCTTTGACTAGCTTTGCTCTGTTCACACTCCCAAGATTGTAGATGGTAAAAGTAGCCTCATTTGATTTTGATAAATTGTTTCTTGTGATGACAAATTCAACAGTATATGGCGACCTTATTTCAAGGAATTCATCACTTGTTTTTGTTTCTGCTTTTAATATAAAAGCCCTATTAAATTTTCTATTTGACATAAAGAGCCTCGATATCGTCTAGCTCGGTATCATCAAGAATATAAATTTCCCATCCCGTTAACCATGCATCGTTTGAAAAGGGATCGATTGCATCCACATTAGAAACTTGTATCCCGAATGGAATTATGTTTTTGAATTGGCGCAACAAATTTGGCGCTATCGCTACACGTTCTTGGTTCAATGAAAAGGTTCCCCATGTAAGGGACATAAACCAAGCATATTGTTGCGGTTTAAATTCAAGCAAGATTTCTACCGCCGAATATCCGTCAATCGGGAAACGGAAAACTTGCTTGTATGCATCGCTTAAATTTGTAATTTGTCTCATTTTTCCCATCCACTTTTATGCTTATAATTTCAATGCCTTATATCAATATCAATTTAAACATCGTTTTTAGCCATTTTAAGCTATTTGACTAGTTGGTAACGCCAAGCCCTTGCCCGATGTTTAAAAGCACGCTCCCGCCCGTTTGTGTCGCCTTGTTATCCGGTTCAGCCGCTTGTGCTGCGTTACGTCCGAGCAATCTACCCTTGTTTGTGATCGTCTGGATAAATCGCATTTGCTTGAAGGTCAGAGTAAAAGTTGTCTCCATAGTTGTATCCTCAGCTTGGTCGGCTGACCATGATTCAATAACCATGTCCCGATAAGTTTTCCAAGGCGTCTCAACTGAGAGCAAAGCCCTACCCGTAAAATATCTTTCAAATCTATTGAATGCCGATTGTTGCTTATTTAAAGCGGGTTCATCGGTAAAGATATCAGACAAACTATTAAAAGCTCTCTCTATTGAATTAACCGCTGATGCTACCGTATAAGCCGCAGCAATTGCCTTTGTTGCCATGAGCCCTTGCTCTGGGGAAAAGATCGCGAATGGTGCAAGGCGATCAATTGCGGCATTGAGAAAGGTTAACCCAGCTAGCTTAGTATAAACGAGCTCACCAACCTTGCCCGTCAATGTGATCTTTATTGGTTCAAGTGCCACATGGTCCTGTATTGAACTATTATCCTCTGTAAAGTGATCGGTTATTTGCGCTGAATACGAGATATTCTCGGTCAAAGGGACATCAAACAAAAAACCGTCAATTCCCTTTTTCAAGTTTTGATCGGTTACTAATGCGGTTCCCATACCAATAAGAGACAATGCGGAACCGCCAATGCTTATGCTATTGCTGACACCGCTGATGCTATTTAAAACTGACATTAGTCACACTCCATTGTTAACCGTAGGCTTGGCCTTCCCAGTATGCACCTTGCACTGTTCGATCAAATGCTTCCTTGACAGCTATTGCTGTTTCCCTCGGTGTTGTTGATTCATTCACGTTTATTATGACGTTGTTGTTGCTATTACTGCCAAGCATTGGATTGTAAGGCATAGCTGGCAAGTTTTCTTGGTTTGTATTCATTTTTTGCATCATTAAAGGGATTCCATTTTTTATCGTATCATTTAATCCGGGTGCAAGTTTTCCCAATTCTTTGTCGAAAGCCCCACCTGTAAAAATACTGACCATAGTCTTTAAGCCGGTAATAATGAGATCAACCCAATTATCAATATCTTTAAAATATTTTACCATTCTACCGAGTACGCTATCGTCTCCTCTCATGAACGACCAGAGATCCTCCATTGCCAGGGCGAGCAAAACCAAAACCGCTTGCACTGGAAATAGGGCGATAAATAAAGCCGTTCCAATACCAACCAATACTGGCATATACTTTTTCAAACTACCGAAAAATGGCTCCATTCTTTTCGATACATCAAAAAACATTTGTGACATGCGATCAAAGAAATATGTCACGTTTGTTGCAACGGGAGTAAGAAAAGACGCAAACTTTTGAAGAGCCCTTTTATTCTGCTCAAATATACGATTGAAATAGAAATTGAAGTCTTTGAGCCTTTTAATTTCTTTGTCAGTAAGTAGCGTCTCCTCGCTTGCGGGTTTAAGGTTCTCAGCATTTTTAAGAAAGTAGATCAAATCGTCTGATAAACCGAGATCCCTTGCCAAGTTTGTTCCCAGTGCTGTTGGCATGGTTTTTAATTTTGCGCCTATTTGGTCGAGTAACTTCAATGGATCGTCATGTGGATTCAATCCAAACATTTGATAAGCGCCTACATTTCCACCTCGACCAAGCATGATATCAACCGATTGCTTTTGGAAATTGCTTACCGCACCGGCTACGTCATCAATATTGCCGCCAGTCTGTGCTGCCATGTCTCCCAGTCTTTGAATTGCATTGGTTGATAGTCCGGTGAGGCTGGATATTTTATCGATGTGCACAGCTGCGTCTGATGCCTTTTTGACAAAGTATGATAATGCTGATGTCCCGGCTAAAAGTTGTATTCTTGCCGCTGCTAAATTTCCCCAATAGCTTTTCATTTTTCCATTTAAAACATCAAGAATGCCATTTCCTTTTTTCCGTTCAACATTGCCATTTTTCTCAGATAAATTTAGGCCTGTTTGAGTTTTACCCAGCTTCTCTTTTGACTTTATCTCAGTCAATTCGGCTTGGGTAATTGCTCCCATCTTCACAGCAATTTTACCCAGTATCTCACCAAAGCCTGACATTGTTTCAGTCAGCGCAATAGTCACGTCTTGAGCTCCGGCTAAGGCATTCTCAAAGTTTTTAGCTTCACCCAATCCCTCGCTCTTGAATCCCAAGCTGAAAAATAACTCACCTATGTTCATTCTTATTTTCTCCGATCAAGTAACATTGCTTTTCGTATTTGTTTTTGAATGTCAAATAATCATAAGCATCGCATATTAGATCAACCCGTTCACCCATAAGCACCTCGGGAGAACCAAAGCCAGCACTTGCCAGCTCCATGATTATAAATCTATGGCCTTCCATATTGATAGCTATTTTAGGGGATTCACGATTGCTGGTATCAATCAATTCGCTTTTAAAGACGAAAAGAGATTTTCGAAAAAAGGGGAGATATTCTCTTTCAAAACGTAGAAAACTACAGGCAAGAAGTCTGAACGAAATTCCCTTTTCTCAAATGTCTGTGAATCGATCTTAAGCCCGTTGTATGTGACGCGCTTGAAACATGTCTTTGCCGCATCAACTACAGCTTGGCTTGATAAAATAGCGCAAATTGGATTCTTTAGATTTAAAGCATCTGACATCTTAAATGCTGTCCAATCAACACTTTTAATGTCAAGATTAATTTTCTCAATTTCCTTTGTGATGATCTGAGATACCCCCCAAGCCTCCTCGAAAGGGAGCAGGGTGATATCTATGATCGAACCACTTGGCAAAGTTATTTTACTCATATACTTAGCTGCCTACTACATGTCGCAAAAACAAAGGTGTAAACGCTAATACCTTGCTCTGTATCGCCCTCTGTATTAACGACAGCTTCCACCTGCTTTGTCGGAACGCCACCATTAAGAATATAGGTATCTAATACCGCCTTACCAGCTCCATCGCCAATTGTTTTGACAATTTCAGCATCTTTAACAACAAAGGCTGTTGGATTGGTTCTGTAATCATTTAAATACCCATTCAAATCTTTATCATCCTTTCCTCCACGAATAACCTTTACTTCCAGAGATGCTTGGAAACCGCTTGCATTCTGTGCAAAAATGGTGTTGCCATTCTTGCCAGTTTTCACAGTGGCTAATTCACTAGCATAAGAAAGTTTTGCTACCTCACCAGATCCAACCGTTTCTATCAAATTACCTGCAATTTTAATTGTATCTGCACCATATAAGGAAAATGTTGCGCCAGACATATGCTTACTCCTAAAGTTATACTTTATTTATTTATGTTTACGATCACATTACTAGAGTGAATTGCACCACTGTACTTTATAGCGATTTGGACCGTAGGAGCGACCCTCGCCAAACGATCCGCTGATGATTGAACAGAAACCGGCAATGAATATATGCAATATCCAAATTCTCTTATATTGCGTTTAAAATCCTCTGGATCGCCAAAGGTATCAGCTCCAGTCCATTCACCGGGAGCAAGAAAACCATTAGATGCAGCCAAAGAGCATACGCTCCTATATGCTCCTTTAAGTCCAACCATGCCTTGCTCTGTTTGTGGTATCTTTGTCCCGGCTGTGCGAAGGAAGTTAAAGCCAGCTACCTCAAGAGCTCCGATGATCCAACGAAGATTGTAAACATCGTCAAAAAACTCATTTGCTCCATGTGACATCACACACGCTAGGCCAGCAATATTGACATAACAGTCAGCACCCACGGCTTTAGCTGCGGTCAATAGCGTTTGTGTCATAGCATCATCAGATGAAACACCAACCAGAGATTTAAGGTTCATGGTTTGCGCTGTGTTCACCGCTGAAAAGTTTGTACTCATGCCACGGCCAGCATAGGCCCATTTGAAACCATCTATTCCGGTTGCTCTCGCATAGTGCAACACTCTGGTTAGGCTTAAGGATGTCTCGTCAACCTCATATGCCAAACCGCCATTTTGCAATGACGCCGCAGATGAATCAGCCAAGAACAAAAGTTTTCCAGCCGCTTGAGCTACGGCGCCAGCCCTTAGAGCCTCTAAATTGGCTCCGGTTGCTCCCGTAAATCCACTTGGGCCAGTTACACCAAGAGTGTAGTTCGCACTACATCCACCGAAATAAAGCAAGCCAGAAGCTCTGGTAATCGCTTCCTCAAGGACTTCCCCGGCAAGCATGGGAACCACAATAAAATAACCACCGCCTGTCAAAATGTTTGGTGATTGGCTAAAAACTGCCGTAGCTGCTTCCGCTGTTACGCTTGCCGATCCCCAGTTAGTAATAACATCAGCTGCGCTTGAATATACCGCGAAAAGTGCGGTCCCAAGCGATACGGCTGGAGTCTCTTTAGTGAAGCAAACAAGATTGTTAATACTGTATGCGGCAAGCCCTGCCGGTGGTGTTATAACGCTTATATTGACTACGTTTGTAATTCCGATCATTGTCATAAAAATCTCCCTATTTTTCTGTGGTATCCATATCTACATCTTCAAAAGTTTCGTAATAATTTGCTCCAATAAGCATACTGTATTTTCTGAGTACCGGCAATGTAATGGCAATCCGGTTTAAAAGAGTTGTACCTTCAATAGCCGATACATCGTTTATAGATGTTGGTGTCTCTGCTATTTTTAGAGCAAATTCCTCTTGTACTTGCTGGCTATATGTTGAGATGAGAGAGCCTAAAACTTCCGCATATCTCTCAAGACATTCCGTTGTATAGCTCATCAAGTTGATTGATAGTGTTTCTTGGAAGTATTGGCTTAATTCATCTTGCAAGGTAGTCGCATTAAACTTGCGGTTATTTGCGTATGGCTTCATTGACATGACGCCCACCGTGACGTAAAGCCTCTTATCCTCTGGTATCGCCCTGCGCTGGTTATAAATCCAAATCTGATCGTCTTTTAAAGACATACCAGCTTTGATGATATCGCAGATGATTTGTGGCGTTACTCTCATAAATATGAGCTCGTAATTCTGTATTCGACAAACCCGAATTGATTCCAGTCGGTTTTGTTCATTACCCTGAATTTTTGTGACTCTTTGCATTCAAAAATTATGATGTCATCCACCTTGAGATCCAAGGCATTATCGGAATACAAAATCTCAGTGTTCCATTTACGTTGTCCCTCT